CGAAACTTCCAATTTGTTTTTGACATTCCGTCAATTTGTTTGGTTTAATTTTCTTCATTTTCTGAATTGTTTATGTTTATGTAAGTTTTTAAAATGTCGTAAATTGTTTCAATTTTAACATCAAAATCCAATTCACGCCCAAAGTCTAAAACGTTCGTTTGTTCACGTTCAAACCTTGCGATAAAGTTATTGAATCGCGACTTAATAACAAAATCCGGTTGGTCCATCGCGCCAAAATCAACCAATTTGCGCGATTGTTCAACCGTCTTGTGCGGTTCCGGATTCAAGTTGTAAAGAATCCAAGCGCGTTCGATTCGTTCGTCGTTTCCTTTATATTTCGTCGCTAAAATTTGTCTGTAAATCTGGTCAATTTCTTCGTCCGGTTCCCCGCTTGACTTTGCTTTTTCGTATTCGTTTTGTAATGTTTCAACCGACTTCAAAAAGAACTGGTCGCCATAATAAACCGTCGAAGACAAGAACGAATCGCCAAACATCAACCGCGCAACCGTGTCGTTCGCGAATTTGTGAATTGCTTCGAAACTGGAAGCAATCGACAACAAAATATTTTGACGCGATTCGAACGAACCAAAAATTTGTGTTTCGTTGACTTGCTTTTCATCAAGAACCCGTCCACGCGTTCCGATTGTTACTTCGCGAATAATATCCGCGTATTCAACCAACTTTTGTTTGACGTATTCAAGTGACTTTGTATCCGGTGAAATAATTGAAACCGGATTCGACAAATTCGGATCGTCCGTTGTTTGTGGAACTGGAATTTCAAATATTGTTCCCGGTCCGATTTCTTCCGATTCGCTACACGACGGACATTTGATTTGTCGTTTCTTTATTGTTTCAATTCCGTTTTCTAAGTATGTAAAGTCTTCAGAAATGAACCCATTGTCGCAACCTTCGAAGTTACAAAGTTCTTCGTATGTCGTGATAATTGGGAACGTTCCGTAGAGGTCCGCATATTCTTTGAACGTGTCTTCAATCAAATATTTATCCAGGCGACCAAGTACGTCGGTAATTGGTGATTTTTTTTCAATCGTGTTCGAACCCTTCAAATTTTTATTCCAAAAATAAGACGCGGGACAATATCCCAAACCGTGAAGGTTTTCAACAATCGGTTCACCAATGATTTTGGTTCCGTTGATTTTGTAAATTCGATATGATTCCGAATCGTAAACCGCAACCGATTCCGCGTCAACCTGGAAAATTAAATGGTGAATCGTTCCGTTTTTGTCCGATTTTACGTCAATAACCCTTGAAACGTCAACGAAATAATAGTATGGATTTCCTTCGCCGTCGGACGGCATATCAACAACCAAAATTGAATTGATTGAATACTTCAATTGTTCAAAACCGATTGTTTTGAAGAAATTAAAATCTTTTAATCCATTTTTTAAGTATGCTTTGAACGTATCCGCATAATCCGGATTCGAAAATTCATAGTTAAAAAACGGGTTTTGTCCTTCAAAGATTCTGAAATATTCTTGATAAATGTCTTGTGTGATTTCTAAAGACACAACCGGCAAACGCAACAAATCACAAAATCGTTTGTATTTGTCCCGTGTCAAAAACGATTCAACCCAATTCAACAATTCAACATAAGCCGGATTTGTTCGAATAGATTCAATTTCGGTTTCACCGTGTAATTTCAATCTATTTTGATGCCGTTCCGCCTTTTGAAGAAGTTGTCTTTTTGGTCTTTTTTCGAGTAGGTGTTGAACCTGGTTTTTTTGTAATTGCATTGTTCACGAATTCAAATTCACTTGTTGCCGGAATAGTCCAAACGCTATTTTTTAGCGATAAAATAGAAACGGCGTGTTCAAAAGTAAACTCTTGAACACGTCCGTTTTTTTCTATTAGTTCGATTGTTTTCGCCATTTTTTATAAATCGGTTAATGGATCGAAATCCGCCGGCGTTACAATTGATTGATATTTTGACCAGTCCTTTTTCAAATTGTATGAAACCGCGTGTGTGTCATTTGTTGCAAAACCTTCGTTGTTAGTATCACCAACAAAGAATGAAGAAATTGAAAAACCAGTATAATTCCCGGTTGTTTTTTCTTCGCAAATGATTTCACCGTTTTCGTTGAAAAAGAAAACAACAAGGCTTGTTTCACAACGTAGGTCAAATAACGCTTGGATAACGTCCTTTGATAACGATTTGAAAACCCCCGTGAATGTCGAAGGATTGATTCCAACAAGTTCCGATTCACCGTTCAACGTTGAGTTATCACCCCCGCCGTTTGTGATTGCTTCACCGGCCGTGATAATTGCTTCGTGAACAAATGGCGTCACAACCGCGTGCGTATCGTCCGTTGCTGAAGTTAATGTTTGCCAATCCGCAAGCAATGTGATGTCCTTCCCGGTTGTACCGTCGAAAGTGAATCCACTTCTTTGAATTGCAAATTTCTGAATTTGATTAAAGTTCTCCGGGCAACTTTGTGCCGGAATGTTCCCAATCGCCGTTGGATTTGGGCATTGACAAGATAAAGACATATTTATTCTTTTTAAAAAGTTTAAAAATAATCCTTTTGGTTTCTACCCTTAAAAATCCAAACGGTGTTTGTTGTAAATATACAATTTTTTTTTATTTCAAAAACGAGGGCGAACCGTACGTGTTCAACCCCCGAAACCATAAACAAAAACTTCTAGTTTAGGCCAATGGTTTCAAAACTATTAAAAATTTGTAGTTTTTCGGACAATTCTTCAAAAGATAATTTAATCACAACCGAAACAAGCAAGCCGGACAAATACAAAACCGAACCGAAATCATGTTCACTGTGCGCAACATAGGACCGAATATCAAATTCAAACTTTTCCCAATACTCACGCGGTGTTGAATCATGTTCGGTTTGTTCCTTGCAAAGTATTTGCGTTTTGATTGTCATTCAATTTCAATTTCTTCGTTTTATTCCTTTTTTGATTTGTCGATTCATTCCAATTTTATCAAAACAAACGTATCGAATCGCGTCGATTCCGTGATTGAAGTTGTCAATCGGCTTGTTCAAATATTCACCGTCTTTTGTTTTGAACCATTGGTAATTCGAAAATTCTTCAATCAAGTTAGTACTTTTTTTGTGAATTTTTATTCGGTAGCGTTTCAAAATGTCAATTCCGTTTGTTATCGAATCCGGTCCCTTCTTGACACCTCGACACGCGCGGAACCCACCGCGACGAATTTCCGCGATTGATTTTGGTTCGGAAGAATCCGCAATGATATCGTCAAGCGTTCCAACTCCGACCGATTTCAATTTTTCAACAATATCCGGGTTCGTCAATCCAGGTTCAAAACAAAGTTCTTCAATCCAAAGGTCCCCGCCTTGATACACGACGCGAACAATCGCGGTCGGATCGTTCGTGAAACCAAAGTCAAGACCAAACGCGGACCATTTGCCAACGTCGGGAATCGAATCGACCGTTTCCCAATTGTTGAAAATAACGCCTTCCATTGAACCAACTTCACCCAATCCGTAAACCTTCCAGAATTGTTCGTCACCGCTCAAAATATTCCCGTCCGAATCATAGACGGGTTTGCGCGATTCAATCGCTTTTATGATTGATTCTTCCAACAATGGTTGTCCGGTCAAATGGTCCACGTTGTCAAGATAGGTTGATTTTATAAACGAATATGAATTGTTCGGATTCATCAACTTTGAATGAACCCAAAACCGGGACACGGGATTGAAGTCCAAAAAGATTTTGTCACGGGTTCGAATTTCTAATTGTGTGAATGCGTCCCACGTTACATTGTTACATTCGTTGATATAAAGAACGTCACGACGCGCACCGCGAAGTTTTGCGTCATTGTCGGCCGAAAAGAATTCAAAATAAAATGAACCCAATTTGTAGGTGAAATCCGTTTTGTTGTGTTTGTCTTCCTGGTAAAGATTTGATTCGATTAATATTTTTAAGAAATCGCGATAAGCGCCCCGCTTCAAATGTGGAATCGATTCGGCAACAATTGAAACCAATTTGTTGTGATCCGATTTCAAAGACCAAACAATCAAAAATTGAAGCGTTGAATAAGTTTTGCCCGAACTGGTCCCGCCTTGATTAATCACAAAACGATTTTGTTTGAAACCGCCCGCAATCTTTTCGAATAGCTTTGAAAGTTTCATTTATCAATCCGAAATCAAGTCATCAAGTTTTTTGTCAAGTCCGTCGGACACGGAAATTTTTAGTTCGGTTTTGTTGGTGTTTTCGGTTCTATTTTTCAAACCTAAGTCCGACGCAATAATTGAAGAATTGAACGCACCAATTGAAGAACCAATAAATTTGTGATTGTAAATTTCGTTTTCTATACGCGTAATGACTAGGGCAAATTCTTTTGATTCGTTTTTGTAATCAGTAATTGACCGCCATTCGGAATGTCCCGCAAAAAGTGCAAATCCTTTTTTTGTGTAAGGAATTGTTTTTGGACGTTCAACGCGCTTTGCGTCTTTTCCAACAAAATCGATTTCAATCCACGGATTATTTTTACAAAATTGTTTGTACTGTTCAAACAAACTTTTCATTTGTTCCGGTGATTTTATTTCTCGTGGTTTCCCGACTTTGTTTTTTTGCGTCGCCATTGATACGAATTTCCCTTTTTCGATTTAGACTAATTTACGCAATTTTTATTGATTTTTTCAAATTGGCGTTTTGGCGTATGGGCAAACTTTTTCTTTTACTTATCTCTCATTTCATAAACTTGTTTTATTTTATTTATTATATAGACTACTCCGCCACTCCGCCAAAAATGGGAAAAGCTAACTAAATAATATATAAATATAGTAAGGTAACTAATTGATACTAAATAAAATACAAAGATTAATTAAACCTTTACTTTAAATGGCGGACTTGTGGGCGGACACAAGGCGAACGAACCTAAAAACGGCGGAACAAATCAAACCGCCCGACAAAAAATGTTGATTTTGGAAGAACAAAAACAGAAAAAAGTGAAAAAGGCGGATTGACTTCAGAAAAAAAGGCGGGAAAAAAAGTTTGTTTCGCCTCGAATTAATAACAAAAAACGCGTTGATTGTTGTCTAAAATAATGAAATAACGACCGGTTTTTTCGTCGATTATTGGTCGATAAATTTCCCCGTCAAGGTGCTTAAATCGCATTTTTTTCGATGCTTTTTCGATAAAGAAACCGACGAAATATGGATTGATTTCGGGACGTGAAAAGTCTTGAATTTTGGATTCGATTAGTTTCGCACCGACGAAAGTTTCACCGCTTAGAAATAGGACAACGATTGAAATTAGCGTTGTAATTTGTTTACGTGTTAGCTTGATTTTTTGGTTTTCGCTCATTGTACGAATTTACAAAAACGCTTTATAAAGTGCCAAAAGTGTAAAAATCGCGATTGAAATCATTCCGACAAAGGCAAAAATTTCTTTGATTAATTGCGAACCGGATTGTTTTTTTAGTTGTGTTTTTAGCTTGTAATTAGTCGATTTTAGTTCTTTTATTTCGTCGCGTTTTTGCTCGATTCTATTCAATAAAACTTTGTTGAATAGTTCAGTTTCCAATATTTCTTTGTCTTGATCCGTCATTGTGTTTTTACTCTTTTATCACTTTTATTTCCACGTCCACAAAGTCTTCAGAATCCAAAACGATTTGGTCTTCGTTCCATTGTTCTTGTGCTTTTATCGACGCGTCAACGGGTGAATTTGCTTCGATTTCGATTTGTCTTTGTAGTGTTTCGGTAATTTCGATTTTATATGTTTTCGGCATTTTATTTGATTGTTTTTGTTGTTAAAAAAACCCTTTTCGCCATTGGTCAAACGTGACGATTTTGTCCGCATTCCAACGAACAAAATCGACCGCGTTTTCAATTGGTTTGGTATAATTTACAACGATAAAACTTGCGGTGTTGTTTTTGGGTTCGATTGTTTGCGTTTCGATTGCGTTTTCTTCCAAATCCTTTTGAACGATTGTTTGTTCAACTATGTTTTCAACTTGGATAATCATTGTTTTTATTTTTTTCAAATATTTTCAATCGATATTCATCAAGTTTTTTTCCTCGATTAAAACGCGTCACAATTCCGGTTTCTTTGTGTTTTCTCCACAAAGTTGAATTAGCTTTCCCCTTTACCGGTTCAATCCATTCCGGTTCAAACAATTGCGGTTGTAAATATTTGCGCCAAACGTTGATTTTGCGCATTCTTCGAATTCCGCCTTGTTTTATTGCTATGCAATTAAAACCCATTTCACGCCAAAATTTATTGGCTTCTAAATCAAACCCACAACGCAAAGTAATTGAATTTGATAAACTTTCGTTTGCGTAGTTTTCGAGCGCAACAACTAAACTTGCGCCATATAATTTCCGCCTTGCGTCGTATTGAATGCAAACTTGATGACATTTAACGTCACCGCCCGGCGCACCTACGTAAATATATCCGCAAGGTTGTCCGTTTAACAATCCCAAGAATAAACGGCCTTTTTCTTTTTCACGTTCAAAAACTTGTTTTGGATAAAAACTTAATTGTTCCGCGTTTTTCTTTTGCAAATCATCAACATATTTCAATAAGTCTGGGTGTTCTTTTACAATTACAAAGTCTTCCATTTTTTAAAAAATTTTATTCCAAAATCCATTTTTCAATGGCGGTTTTTAATCTAAGTATTGAAAACGATTCTTCCCGGCTTTTTATAAACCCGAATAAAAGAATCCAAACCAAAAGAACGGAACCGCCAACAATCCAAGCCGTCGCGTTTGCGTTTAGTTTGTCAAGTATTAAATAGTAAATAATCCAAAACGGCCAACCGAATTTTGTTGGAAGTTCTTCCGTACTAATTACTTTTTTTTGTTGTTTCATAAAGCGTTATTGTTGCGATTAATCGTCGATGTTTTCTTTCAAGTGCGTTGAATCGTTCTTGAAATGTTTCAAGGTCGATTTCCGGGTGATACGCCAAACAAGTTTGAACGTTGTCAATTGCGTTGCGGTGTTCTTTTATATGGTTCAAAATTACCGCTTTTCTAAGTTCGCAAGTTTTTGGATTAAAAATCGGTTTCATATCGCCAACCTTGAATTGAATTAAAAACCTTTGTCACGCCTTCCGAACTGGTCCATTTTCGGCCGTTTATATTTATTTGAACGGTGATATTGGTTCCAAGTGCAAGTGATTGAATTTCGTCGGCTTTATCCTTTACAAATTCGATTTCAATTGTTTGCGGATATTGGTCCGACGTTTCAATCCAAATTGTTGATTTCTTGAAGTTGTTTTTTCCGACCGTTTCGACCGGATTGACTTGAACGATTGTTCCTTTGATTTCCATTTGTTTATGGTTTTAATTGGTTATTAATTTAATTATTCAATGCGCATTCTTCCGGACCGAATCCATTTTCCGCGCTTTGTACGTTTTTCAAAAATAATATATTTTTTCCCAAATTCAACGACTTCGAACGACCGTGAATTTCCTTTTTTTTCTTTTCGAATTAAACTGTTTTCGCTCATAATTTAATAAATTATTGAATCAATTCCGTCCATCACAACCGCTTCAAAATTTTGTTCCCGAAGTTTTTTAATTCGGTATTTTTGTAGTTGTGATATTTTTCCGCCTGGTTTCTTCACCTCAACAAATTTCGCGATTCCATTTTTAAGAATCAACAAGTCCGGAATTCCGTTTGTGTTGGTTTTCATTAGTTTAATAACCATGAACCCGCGATTTGTGAAGTTGTCAATTATTTTTTTCTGAATTTTCGATTCGGTCATATTCAATATAATTTTCCAAACTTCTTAAATGTATGAAATTCAATTGTTCTTTGTTTTCGTAAACTTCAATAAATTGATGAACCAATTTTTTATTGTCAACTTGCGCGATTATGTCGCGAAGGTCTTCGTATTTCATTGGTTTTCGTTCGTTGTATGTTTGGACCAACGATTCCAAAAGTTCGTGAATGTCTTTCATTTTGTTGCGTTTTTAATTTTGTCAATTATTTTTTCAATGTCGCCAACTTCGACGGCTCGAAATGTTTGTTCCGTATCGTCTTCATACGGAACGGGAAAACTTGCCATTTCGACAAGTTCTTCCAGTTCTTCAATAATTTGTTGTTGATTCATTTTGTTGTGTTTTTTAAATTCTTCAATTTTTATAGTTGTTTTAATTTTATCCTATATCATAAGGATCTTTCATTACATCACACCAAGCCAAATCACCGACGGTTTTTTCTTTTCTTTTTCTTTGCTCGTAAGTTTGAAATATTTTACCGTTTAAATTTGTGTAATTATCAAACAAATATTTGAAAGTCTTTTCCGATATGATTAAACAATCAACCCCGCCGTCATTGTGATAATTATACTCAATATCTATATAAAGCGGTTTTTTAGAGTAATACCCTTTATTTGTTAAATGTTGTAAAAAATGTTGTCCGTTTGGTGTGTCTAAAATTGCGTTGTTAAAATCAATTTTACCATTTTTTTGCTTATAGTCTATAATTGCGTAATTCATTTTCGTTGTGTTTTTGTTTTTAATAAGCGCATGAACCCTTTCTTTTTTCCCAATTTTCATTGGCAAGTTTATCATCAAACCATTGTGATAAAATAATTTGTTTACATTCTGTAAATTTTTCATTTGATTCAATGCCCTTGTATTTATACCCATATTCAACATTTACAATTTGACTTTTTGGTATCCAATTGTTATTTACTTTTATAGCTTTTTCGGTTACAACTTGAATAATCAATCCGGCTTGTCCGATGTTTGTTCTTGTAAAATCCAAAAAATCGCCTTCTTTAAGGTTTTCAATTTTAATGTTAAGTTGCTTTTGATTCATTTTGTTGTGTTTTTGCGTTTTTTTTATAAATATAGTTTATTTATTGTCTGTGAACAAATTTATTCACTAAAAAATGAAATTTATTTCAAATAATTTTTAAAAACGTTCAATGTGAAGTCTTTTTTCTTCGATACGGCCTTATAGATTGCGCGTTCGATTCCGTCTTTTGAGAATATCCAAAAAACATTGTTTTCGGTTCGTTCTTTTGTTGTTAGTCGGTCCCGCGCTTGGAAATAAGACACGGCGGAAAAATCGATGTTGTAAAAAACCAAAACGTCCGCTTTGCTTAAATTAACGCCTTCACGCGAAGAAACAATTTGCCCCGCGTAACTTTTACCGGTTGCGTTAAATTCGTCCAAATCCGTCGTTATATTATCGCCGTACACGGATTTGATTGCGTCGAGTTCGGCAACAAATTTGTAAAATATTGCGATTTTTTGACCGTTCCATTTCTTTGCAATAAATTCCGCCTTTGTCGGATCAATCACGGTTCGGTTGCCAGATTCGAATTTTATTGTTCCCGAATAGAGTTGATGCAATTTTTGTTGCAATTTTACCGACGTGTCCGCCAAAATCGTTTCCGTTTTTCCCTCAATTACTAAATCCCTTTTTAGTTGATTAATTAATTTATAAGTAATTGGACGAAGTTCAACCGTTTCGAAATTCTCAAAAACTTTCGATGTGAATCCCGCGTCATTTTGTGTCATTGTCACTTTTAACGGCGCGACAACTTCTTCAATCAACTGGTCGTGTGTTCGGTCGTATTGGTTCACGTCGTAACCGTTGATTTTTATTTTGTAAACATCAACATATTTTTTCGCCCAATGATAAAAATTCACGCTTTTAAACGGCGTGTAGTAGGACACGAATAGTTGGTGGAATATTTGCGCAATCGATTCCGGGTGAATTGTTCCGGACGCAAGAATCAAATCAAGTTTGTTTGTTGCGACAATATCGCGAACGGCCTTTGTTCGTTTGGACGGTTTCGGAAACGCGCCCATCGTGTGTGATTCATCACAAACAACCAGGTCAACGGATTTTGTGTCGGCTTTGTGGATTGATTCGTAATTGATTAAAGTTAGTTTGAACGTAAATCCCGCAAGTTTATAATCGGATAAAATCGAAGACATTGCGCGTTTTTTCGTTAAAAAAAGAACGTGTTTTTTTCGTAGCTTTTCGGCCGTTGCAAGAACGGTCAATGTTTTCCCGGACCGCACTTCACCCGCAAGGATTCCGATTCGATGTTTTCGAACAACTTTTTTCAGTTCCGTTGATTTTTGTTCCTGGATTGGTCTTAATTCAAACATTTTAAAAAAGTCTATAAATTTTATTATTCAATTCAATTTTCCATAAATTAATGTTGTCACTTGCTTTAAAACCGACATGATTAATTTTCCCCTTTTCCCAAACATCATATTTTTCAAATCCTAAACTTTTCCAAAACTTGTTTGATTCTAAATCAACACGACAACGCAAAGTGAAACCAATTCGACCAAATTGTTCGCAAAATTGACGACAACAATCAATCAATGCGGTTCCATATTGCAAACGCCTTGCATCGTTGCGGATTGCAATTTGTTGAATTTTTGCATACTTATAACCGCCTTTTCCCGGTGTAATTAAAACATAGCCGACCGCGTCCGCGTTTGCTTCACAAATTAAAACAACAAAATTTCTTTCACCCCCCCAAACGTATTTTTCCCAAACCGTTTTTTGAATAAAGCCAACGGCAAAACTATTTTCTTTTTGAAGTTTGTCAACAAGTAACATATCTTTAATTGTACTTGTTCGAACCGAAATGTTTTTTATTTTATCACTATATAAAATATTGATTATCCCGGTTGAACAATTAAATTTTCCTAAATTCATTTCGTTTCGTTTTTAAGGTGTGACAAATCCAAATTAATTATCGAACCTTTAAGCGCAACCGCAAACGATTCGTTGATTGAAACGCTTCTTGTCGGGTTTCCGTTCGCGTCGACGATTTTCGCTTCAGATATTTCGATTGAACCCTTTTCAACCTTCATTTTTGTTATGAGTATTTTTGACATTGTTTAAAGTTTTTAAAACGGTAATGGTTGACCGTCGATTGTGTCGTGTTTTTTTGTTAGTATCTGAAAACCGCGTCGCGGTGTTTTAAATGCTTCGTATTCGTACCCTTTGAAATTACAATAGTTTTTCACCCAAGAAATAAAGCGTTGATTTGATATTTTCGAAAAATCCGAAAATTCCTTTTTGAAATCGTCAACAATTTCGGACGTATAAACTTTGCAATTGTGTGGAAGTGAATCGTCTTGAATCCAGTCGAAGAAATCTTTTGACGTTGATTGAATAAAACGTTTCGTGTTTGCGTTGATTGATTCGGGTTTCATTAGTCCAAAATTCAAAAACAATTTGACGCAATTAATCATGTACGCGTCGAACTTGTGCCATTCGTTCACGTCCCATTGGTCGAACAAAAGTTTTCCAAATTCGTCCAACGGCGTTCGGAATTGGTTGAAATACTGGAACAATTCAACTTCGTGTCGCCTTCGGTCGTGACTTGATCCCGCGCCGTCAATTACATAATTCGTTGTGATTATTATTTTCGGTGAATTCTCAAAAGGAATGAAAATTTCATCTTTGTTTTTTCGGTTGACTGTTATTCCTTCCGTAATTAACGAAAACAAACTTTCGAAATTGAATTTTCTTTTGACATCGTCAAACGCAAGAACTTGTGTATCCAGGTTGACACGTTGATAAACGAAATCCGATTTGTTCGCGTCGAATGATTTCCCGTCAATTGTGACAAGTTTTTTGAATTGCCCTAATGCGGTTAAAATTAAAGACTTCCCAGAACCGCCGTTTGGATTCCCGTCGGAAATTTCTTGGTCATTAAAAATAATTGATTTTTGGTCGGTCTTGTCCTTGTGCGATGACATCAAATAACCAAGTGTTGATTCCATCGTTTGAATTCGTTTTTGTTCGTCCGCACTTATTCGGTGAACAAACTTTTTGAAATCATTCGCGTCGGTTTTGCTTGCTTTGTATTCTCTTTTTATAATCTGGTCTTCCCAAATGTATCCATCGCAATCCATGAAGTCCAAAAATCTTTGTTCGTCTTTTTTAACCTCAACAACCCCGTTTTGAAAATAAAGGTAAACGGTGTCTTTTGAATCGGTTTGCATTTTTAACTCAATTGATTCCAGGAACGACAAAAAAACGTCGGTGAAATATTTTGTCGTTGAAGCCAAATAATTCCAAACTTGAAGTTCGTTTCGGTCGAATAAATAATTCAAAACAAAATCTTTGATTTTTGTTGCGCTTGAATTTCGAACGATGTTTTCTTTTATGTTTATGAAAATTGGTGTTTCTGATTTTTCTTGATAAAACTTGAAGAATCCTTCTTTTTCCAAAAACAATTTCAATTGAACGTTGTCAATCACAACGCGTTCACCTTGACGCGTTTCAACCATAAACCAAAAAATGATGTCCTTTGAACTTTTCTTGATTGCTTCGATTGTTTGCGCGTCGGCTTGTGGAATTGAATCTTGAATTTTTTCCATCGGAACCCCGCGTTTCACTTGCGTTTCAATTTGTCGATAAGTCTTGCGGTCCTCAAAATATTTCGTTCCGAATTGGTGACGCGCTTTATATGCGGATTTGATAACGTTTTCAACTTCCTTTTCCGGCATTGAACCCCCAACGATTTGCGACAAAATTGTCGATTCCGCAACATACTGGTCAACGCCGTATTCGTTGAACGAAGACGCAAGGATAAAAAGATTGTTATTTCTCGCACCCTTAACAAGTCCGAAGTCACGGTTCCACCATTTCAACAAACGTTCAATTATTTCGTTCGTTTCCTTTAGTACAATTTGCGGTTCGCGGTCGGTGAATTGGTATCCTTGTTCTTCTGTTTTTTCGGTCCAAAGTTTTGATTCCAGGTTGACAAATATTTTCGGATCGTACGATTCGTAACACGCCCGCGATATATTTTTGCAAGACGTGTCGAAATATTCACAATCAAAATACTTTTCTAATGCGGTGAAGTAAAGTTTGTGTTCGTCCCTATCGCATTTTGGAATTTTGACGATTGCCTTCAGTCCGTCCCCACTTGGTGAAGTGAAAACCGACATTGTGTGTTCATCGGCTTCCAATGTATCGCGCCAAGTCTTAAAAGTTTTTTTGTCGGGAAATCCGTCGAAATCAAGTGCAATCAATCCGGAATGTTCAACAATCGAATTGTCGTTTCTTGCGGAAAACGTCCCCGCAAATAAATAGCACGGAAGTTGTTGTTTTAATTTGTTTTTTTCGTCTTTGTTTTCAACGGTTCGAATTTTTTCAAGAAGTGTTTTTGATGAACCGTTTTTGATTCGGTTGAATGCTTTTTCAACTGGGATTTGGAAGTCACCCGCTTTTGGATTGAATAGTGACTTGTAACAAGTTATTTTCATAGTCTAATAAGAAGTTGTGTTTTTAAAATTAAAAATAAACGGCGGTTTTTTGGCGTTTGTTGGCGGTTTTTTATTTTCAAGTCCGCCATCGTTCAAACCTTAGTGTTTATTATACTTTTATATTCTTTTATTCTCTTTTTCCTTTATTTTGGCGGATTAAATTAATAATAAATAAATAAAGAATATAATAATATAAAATAAGAAATAAGTTGAACGGTATTTCTACGCCTTTTCGCCTTTTCAAATTGGGTTTTCGGTTAACAAACAAGATTCAATGAGTTCCAAAACCTCTTTTAAATGTTCGTTATAACCGTTTTTAGCGTCGTTTACGCGCTTAACTGAAGCGATAACGGTCGAATGGTCACGGTTGAAAATTTGTCCCGTTCTAAGCATTGTTAAAGGCGTGTATTTTTGTATCAAATAAATCGTCGCTTGGCGAACATAAACAACGGACCGAAGGCGTGTTTTGGATTTTAGTTGATTGATTGTGATTCCCGTCACAATAACGGCCGTTTGAATAATATCGTTGTATCTAAAAATTTTCGGATAGCTTCCATTTTCTTGTTCAATTTCTTCGGCTATTGATTTGAACAATTCGTTCATTGTGAATTGTTGTTTTTGGATATGTTGCATAGCATTCCAAACAAGTTCTTTATTAATTTGCATTTTGATTGATTGGTGTTTTTTCGTTAAGTTTTTTTATCCAGGCGGTTGCGCATTCTTGACAAGTTGTCCCGTTGTGGTCCAATTTGTCCCCGCAAATCTCGCAAATGAATTGCGGGAACATAGACAATTGAATTTTCGGTTTTTTAGACAATTTTAAAACGTGTCAATGATTTGCGATTCGTATTCGCTTAATTTATCAATGAACTTGTAAAGTTTCGTTTCAAATTCTTCCAACTGGTCCGCGATGTCTTCGCGGTTTACTTGGATAATGTGAAAAGGTCGAACCTCGAATCGCGGATCGTACGAAACAAAATACATTGATTCAATCGTTTCGCAAATTGTAAAATAATGGTAAACTTGAAATTTATATTCGGCCGGAACGCGATTGGTTCGAATATATTCAACGTGTTTTTTTGTTGACGGACATTTCACCTCAACACCCGACAACGGAACACCCGAACCGTCCAAAATCAATCCGTCCGGCGATAGGTGACAACCTGGAAATTCATCGTTTGTCACAAGTCCGAACAAATCAACTTTCATTTCGGTTCGGTCTTCAAATTCCGCAATTGCAAACGGTTCCAAATCGATTCCCCGTTGCATTGCGTCATTAACGAATGTTTCTTCAATCAAATCGGAATGCTTTTCCGCGATTAATTCGTCAACCAATGGAAGGTTGTTTTTCGCCATTACCGTTTTGACACGGGTTCCACCGATTGAACCTTTGCGGATTTGCTTCCATTCTTCGGTGCGTTGCTCTAAATCTTTAACTAAGTTCATTCTTCATTGTGTTTTTAGTGTTAATAATAGTTTTATTTTGTTGTTCCGCCTTTGTCAAAGACTTCCAGATTGATTGAAGGTCGGCCATGTCCAACGCGCCTTTTAACCTTGCGACCGCTTGCGACGGATCAACCTTTGTTTTTGGCTTAATTTGTCGTATTCGTAGTGCGTCGGTTGTTTCACCAAAGGCCGAAACGCGTTCAGTTCCAAGAAGTATTTTTTTGCCCGGCCATTCTTCAATATATGGCGTTCCGTGAACGGTTGTGATTGTTTTCGCGTTCGTCTTGTTGCAAATCATTCCCTTGTCAAGTTCTTCGAAATAAATCACCATGCAAGATTCATCGCGCCCGCTTTGTCCCTTTACCATTTCATTTTGAACCTTTGAAATTGTCAATTCAAGGTCTTCGTCTTCGATTGAATAACCGCCTAAATACGTATAGTCGAAATTATTCTTCCAATGTGTTTTTGAATCACTCATTTTTGTTGTGTTTTAAAAGTTATTACTAAATTATAAAAGTTATTAACATTGACAAACGTCAATCAAACTTTTATTTCCGTTCCGTCATTTTTACGAACAACAATTGTTGCGTCGCATAGTTCACAAAATTTTTTAAATTCTGTAAATTTCAAAGACTTGGTTCGCACCGCCCTATGAAAGGCGGTTTCGTGGTTTCTAATTTTACGCGCAACCGAATGAACCGATTCGGGTTTTGCGATTTGTTTCAACTCTTGTTTCATTGTGTGGTGTTTGTGGTTTTATCTTGTTTCGTATAACAACTCCAAGACAATTTTGTATCTGTTTTGAAGTCGTGTCAACGTCTTTTTCTTGATTTCCCAATTGTGAAACCGAACTTTTGCCGACGCCGTGAATCCTTGTTGTCGATTCCAGTCAATTGCGCAATAATACGACGCGACTTGTTTTTGATAAAAATCAACCGCGTCCGCAAGTTCTTCCAGTAGATTAATCGTTGCGATTTTTTCCGGGTTGTCGTAATAATACTTTGTTAATTCTTGAACGCGTTGTTCAATGTTATTTTTGATTGCTTGCATTTTTATAAATTGTTTTGATTGTTTAAATTGTGTCATTTGCTAAGTCGATACATTCGCGAAGGTATTCGGACGCGCGTTCATCGTCAACAAGACGGTCGCGCAATTCGAAACGGTACGGCATAACATTCCACACCCGAACGTATTCATTGTTGCGAAGTTTCTTTTCCAGTTCGTCGATTCTTTGTTGTTTTAATTCCTCGTAATTCATTTGTGATCCTTTTTAAAAAGTGATTTAATAAACAAGAAAAGTTTTTCGCAATAAAATAAACCGCTTGTAAAAATTGCCAATAACGTCAATAAGGCAAAAAACAAATTTTCGTTTTTTATTTTGAATCGCTTGTCCTTCATTTTAGTTGTGTTTTTAAAAGGCCCGAAGGCCCTTGATTTTTATTTGTAAATTTTCGTTAAAATTGAAGTGCAACAAGTTTCAAAACTTCCAGGTCGCCAACCGTATTCAATACGATAAAAAGTCACCAATTTGTCCGAATTTCCGAACGGGTGCGGTTTTTTTGTTATGTCAATAACTTTCCCGACATATTCCGTCCAATGGTCTTGTTCTGTTCTTACTGAATCACCGATGTTTAATTTTAAATTTTTCATAACGTTGTGTTTTTTTATTAAAGATATGTTTTTTTAACTTACTGAACAAATACATTCACTAAAAAAGTTTATTTTTTTTTAATTAAAAAAGGGAAAACCCGAAGGAATTCCCTTAAAACACAACTTTATCGCCATGAATAAACGAAAAAGAATCAATCAATCTTTTATTATTTCAACGGCCTGGTCGCTATCAATTAAACCTTTTTTTAATAAATAAACAACCGCGCCGATTTGAATGACACGAACAACCAATTTCGCGATTTTGCGATGTTTCGCGTTCGTTGTCACCTTCGAAACCATTGGATCAAGTTTCGGAACCATGTCAAATAATTTTTTTATTATCATAATTGTTTTCAATTTCTTATTTCAAAATGTGGACGGTCTAACCAGGAAGACCAATTTCCGCCCCAATTCAACCGAACGCCTTCTTTGTTGGACGCTTCCAACATACAAACGGCAACTTTATGAAACAACAATTGTTTTTCTGTTTCTTCCATTTTATAAACGTTTTTACCTTTAATATATGGAATAACGTCAACCGCTCGACCGCTTTGGTGATATGATTTTTTTTCGTACCCGTCGCATTTCGAAAAACCATTTTCAAACAATTTGTTTTGTTCGTCGGCCGTTCTAAGTCCACCAAATTGCGGAATTGTCATGTCGATTCCGTCCTTTTTCTTCGACGCGATACGAATCGCTCGAAACAAAACACGAACTAAACGTTCGTCGATTCCTTCCATTCTTTTCAAACTTGTTTTTCCCCAATTGAAATTTTTTGCCATTGTGTTTCTTTTAAAGTTATTTCATATCGTTAAAAGTTAGCTAATTTTTTATAGTAACATTTTAAAAAACTTTTAAACAATACAAAATCAACCGATAAAGAATAAAAGAAAAGTAAAGAACAAATAACAATTTTTTAAAAAATTTAAAAAACTTCTTGTTGTTCATCTTTTGGACGCAAATTGTGATTTTTCTCATACCGCGCCCAATTACGAAATTTATTTGTTTTTGTTACGCTTGCAAAATTTGATTATGGGAATAAAACCCGCGATTGTAGAAATACACAAAGAAAAAATTGTCATTATTTTTTGAATGGAATCAATTGTTGTTGTTGCTTCCGTCGTGTTTATGATTTGAATCAATGTTTCTTCTTGTGGTAACGAATCCAGGCCGATAAAAGTACCCGTAATGCTAATAAAAACAAGAATAAAATCGCCAACGACATCTATCAAAAAATTGTTTTCCATTCGCCTGTGTTTAATCATAGCGAATTTAAAAAATTGTTATTGAAATAAAAAACTTCCCTTCCCTTTACGTTACGAATTTAGTACAAAAAAGTTTTTTAATTGCAAAACGTTTCCGCAAAAAAAATGAATTTTCGATGAAATGCAACAAACGGTTAATTAGCAATTTGTTTTGACAAAATTTTGATTAAAATCTTTATAGTTCAATTGTAACGGCGCAAAAGTTGTCGTGTCCTTGTATTCAATGGAATCCATCGAATCAAAAACAACCTTTTTTTGAATGTACGTCTTTTTATGGTTGTTCAAATTGTAGTCCGTGAAGAACAATTCGTTTCCGAAATTGTGATATTCAATAATTAAATCCGTTATACAATCCGGAACGTGCATTGTTTGACAAACGTAAGTGTTGATTAATTCCGACCGAACTTGTTTTGAATCGCGGTTTGCATAAAGAACAAATTCTTGTTCGTATTCAGTTTGCCGGTTTCCGAAGAATCCTGGAACCCTTAAACCATCTAACCAATTAATATTTTTATAATCAAAATCAAGGTGACGAAGAAAACCATTTTGAATTGATTGGATTCGGAATGTTCCGTTCGCTTTGTCTTGCGTGTATTCATCGAGCTTAAAAGGAATTGAATAAGTTGTTGTGGAACCAGTTAAAAAGGTTGATTCAACCTTAAGCCTATAAACTCCGGTTCCTTGCAATAATAAAACCTTTTGCCATTGTATTTGTACGCCTTTGTAGTTCGGGAAGTCCAAAAACGTTCCGAAGTCATAATATATTCCATAATCGTCGTTGATGATTGGAATGTTCGTTGTGCCATTTTTCTGAAGCGTTAATGTTATTGATTCCGAAGAAAAATTTCTTTTGAATAAAAATGAATTTATGTCGTTTTTAAAGTTATCGTTCGAAGTTGTCGAAGCTAAAACCGGCGATTGATAACAACATTCGTCCAAGTCTTCCGAAACGATTGATTGTGCCGGTTCCGGTGTTGTTGGTACCGTGCAAAATGATTGTGTGACAATCGGATCGTCACCCAACGCACCGCCCGAAGAACCGCAAGAAAAGTCAACCCAACCCGCCGAACCGCCACTTAAAAAAGCGTATTCGTTTTGTGTGATAACTGGTCCCGAATTAAAAATATCTTGAAAATTATATACAAATGAACAACTTGTTGCCGTGTACGAATAAAGGTGTTGGTCTTCCTTCAAAGTTGTTGTTCCGGCGTTGTCGGTTTGCTTTACTTTTATAATAAATTCAAAGTTTTGCGATTCGTCAAAGTTTACGAAAAACGCCCCGTTTGAACTTGCGCCGGTTGAACCGCCGGAAGGAATGTCGTTGATTGGAACAGATAAATTGTCGAACCCAAATCCAAAACCTTCAATTCCGTAAAGATTGGAAGAATTCGACGCAAGAAAAGAACCTCTATTTTTTGTGTTGACAACATTGTCATAAGTTCCGTTGAACATCAAGACAAACGGGTTCCAAGAATCATTTAATCCACCCAATTCACACGCGTCAATACTTGTTCCATCGTCGGAACAATTTGAGTATTCAAACGCGGACAAAGGTAAATTCAAAGACGTGTCGCGTTCGGTTGTAAATGCGGTTGTCAATTGCTCAACTCCGGCAACTTTCAAAGATTCCAACACAACGCGCCATTTTGTTCCGTCGTTCGTTTGTGCTTCCTGGAATAAATTTTTTATATAAAAATACGCCTTTGTCATTTTGTTTTTACATTAACATAAAAAAATCGCCGTCGGTGTTTGTTGCCGGTGAACTGATTCCCAAAATTTCAACACGGTCGTTTGTAACGCTTCCAAAAGTTGATGTTGTTCGAATGTTTTCAGTTCCCGCCGAAAATCCGGCATTTGCCGAAATCGCACCCGTTCCAACTTGTCGATTCGTGTTGTGTGTTACAAACGAACGGTTCGAACCTTGTGGAATTTGAATCGTTGAAACAACATTGATTGAACACGCCGTCGCCATTATCAAAGAATCGTCCGAAACGGTCAAACTTTGCGTGTTTGGTGTTGGTTGACCGCCCGTTTTCGCATCGTTTCCAATACCGGCCGAACCAGTAAACGAACGCGCATGAATTGAAATCGGATTCCAAACCGAACCATTAAAATTAATTCGCAAAGTGTTGTTTCCCGTTGGCGGATCAACTAAATAATAAAACCCCATTCTTTGACTTAGTCCACCTCGATTAATTGTGTACAATTGCGTCATTGCTTGACCGCCATACGTGCAACCCGTATATGAACGAACGTTCGACATCGTCAATTGTATAATCAATAAACGCCCCGTTCCCGTGTTTTGGTTGTGCGTGAACTGATAATTGTTTGCGCCCGGTGTCGGGTTCGCGCTTGTTGTATTTCCTTTGACTGGTGCGGACATTTACAATTGATTGAATTCGGTTATTGATAAAAGATTCAAATCGTCAACATTGTCAACTTGTGTTCTTGCTTCGTAAACAAACGAAGTTGTTTCAAAAAATGTTGAAACGCTTACTTCACCAATGTTTAATTTTGTTCGATTTTCCGCCAAAAATTTCCCAAGTGTCGCGTCATAGTCTTCATTGACTTGAATCGCGACTTCATCACTTTCGGTTGTTGCATAGTCTGAATATTTCAAACTATCGGTTCCGTCCAATTCTATTTTTGAAATAATATAATACATTTACGCTTGTTCTTTTATTGCGACAACGTCCCATTTTGTTGCGGTTGCGTTGTATATACAACCGACATAAATCGTTTTATTTGCCGTTGTTGTTGTTGGTAATGTCACCCCAATTTCTTGATATATTGCATTCCAGGTCAACCCGCGCCCGGTTCCGTCATCGGTAATTCTTAAAACCAATTTCATTCCGTTGGAAGGTGTTCCCGTTGGTGCGTTTATTGTCAAAGCCGTTGACAACGCCGTGATTGTTTCTTGGTCGTATTCGTCAACGTTTGGTGTTAATGTTGCCGAACTTGCAACCGTGTTGTCAATTACATCATTGACCGCCTTTCTTTTCGTTACTTGTGGAATCCCGTTGGAATCACCAACCCACAAATTTTCTTCAGTCAAGTTTGGAAGTCCGGCCGTTCTTGCGGTGTTGAAAATAAATATTTGACCGCCGGAAACGTCCGATTTTAAAACAACCGCAATTCGTTGAATCAACGAAGAACCGCCCGTTGGACGTGTTGTTGTCAAAGTTCCGGTTGTTGTGTCCATATATAAGTCATCACCAACCGAATATATTGAAGTGTCAATTCCAGTTAATTTCCCGAATGTTGTAATATGTTTCGAATTGGTTGCGTCCAAAGTTTCGGAAGCAAATCCAATCACCGGCATTGTTGCCGAAGAACTTGCGTTTGCTTCTTCGACCGTGTGCAAATCGTTATCGAATCCAACCAAATAAACCGGTTTACCTTTTGCAATTGTTCCTGCGCTTGCTTTTTTTCCATTTATCACAACCGTTCCGTGCGTGACCGCGTCGTCCGTTATGAATTTATTAACGTCGAAATCATAAAACAACAACTTTCCGTCGTCCGCTTCCGTTGGTGTTCCTGGAAGTCCCGTTTCAACGTCTGACAATCCGTTCAAATCGGTTGCACCCGCACCGCCGGAAATTTGATTCAACGCACCTTTATAAACTTGTCCCATTTTTTAATAAGTATCTTGATTGTCAATTTGTGAATAATACCCCGAAATTGTTCCCCCCGTTGCGCTCGATCCGTCAACGGTGAATTTTATCCAGTCCGAAACAACCGATTCAATTTCAATTGTTGCCGAACCACTTGCGCCCGAAATCGGAATTGAAGTGACACGCGTTCCGCTTGCGTCCACAAATGGAAAATCGTCAAAATTTACATTATCCATTGAAACACCAACACCCAAAGACGCGGTTCCACTAAATCCAGTCCAAACAATTTGCAAAGCAATTGCATAATTCGAAGAAACTTTTTCTTTTGCCGTTGGGTTTGCGCTTATTGTTTCCGCATCAAAAATTTTAAAACTTTTATTCGCCATTTTTTAAACCATTTTAGAAATTGATAATTCTTTGAACGCGTCAAACGTTGTTTTTTCTTCCGGTGTTAGGTCTTCATATTTTACAATTGATTGCGTGTCTTCACCTTCTTCGCTAATGTATTGAACAATCATTCGAGGCGGAACGGATAACAAATTGAATTGAACTACGTTTTGTTTAAGATTTGCCATTTTTTATTGTTTTTATTTTTTTAACCGATTAAAATGTTTCCAAATGAATCCGGCGTGTTGCTTTGTAAATTAGTAATATTTGCATTTATTGCGGTTGTTGAATTGTTAAATTTTAACCCTACAAAATAACAATTTTTTGCACTTGACGCATTGATACAATTTGCCGACGCGTTTTCAACTCTTAAACTTCCACCGCTGAAAATGATGTCATCGTCTGAACCGGCAACCAATAAGGCGTGACCGCCCGCGTCATCGTAAGTTGTTGCGCAATCAATGTTCGTGAATTCAACTTTTCCGGCGTTTTTTAAAACATACATTGCAACATCGGAAGTTGAAAAGGCTTTAACGTTTGAAATAACGTGATCCCCCGAACCGGAAGAATAACGTACCCCATAACTTGCGGTTGAATAACCGGTGATATTTGTTCCAACTCCAACAACATTGACACCCGCACTTGCCGAAGAAAAGCCGAAAATGTTTGCAAATTTAGCCGAACCGGTGATGTTTGCGCCATAATTGGAAGTTGAAAAACCTTGACAATTATAACTTTCACCGTTCCCAAGATAAAGACCAACATTCCCGTTCGAACGTCCAATACAATTGTTCGCCTGTGAATTATTATTGTAGACGCCAAAACTAGAAGTTGAAAATCCATAACAATTGATTGCAATTCCGTTGTTTTGGATTTGCAAACCAACACCCGAATTTGCACTTCCTTTTGCGTTCTCTATTCTTGAACTTGATACAAAAACACCTAAAGATTCACCCACAAAGTCACCGCCTTTGACGGTTCTTGTTAAACTTGAAAAATATCCCGCGTTCCCGAAATCATTTTCTAAAATCATAGAATTCAAAGTCAAAACACCAATTCCCGACGCTCTTAATGCAACCTTTGACGTTGTTGCCGAAGTTCCGCCGATTCTTTTGATTTTACCGTTGTACATTTCCAAAGAAACATTGTTCCCAACGGTAAACGCGTTTGAAGTTCCGGCGGTGTTTAAAGTGTACGTGTAACCGTTAAAATTTATATTAACACCGTCAACACAAGTGACCGTGATGTCCGTTGTTTCGGTAATGTTTGCAAACAATTGAATTGTGTCCCCACTTGACGCGCCCGCAATCGCTAAAGCAAAAGTGTCATAAAACGTATAATTTCCGGAAGAGTCCGAAATTCCCAAAACCCCGCCAATGTCCGAAGTTAGTGCAATTGTTCCGGTGTTATCCGGTAAAGTATAAGTTTGATTTCCGGTCAAAGTTCCCGAAGTCAATGCGCCAACAAAACCCGAATTTTTAAAATCGATATTATCGCCCGAAGTGACTTCCAAATCTTGTCCGCCCGTTTCCGGGTTTGTTCGTAATGTGTTTGGAAGACCGTTCGCAACCGTATCAAGTGCGTTTTTTAACAACGTGTTGTGATCCGAAGGTTGAATTGCTTCATTCGGTTGCGCATCGTCCAACAACGTATCGATTGCCGTGTCTAAATTTGTTCTACTTCCTAAATCCGCCATATTTTACGCATATTGGTTGCCGTATTGTGTCCCGTATATTCCCGGCGTTGTTAAATTCTTAAAACCTATTCTTCCGCTCGTTTTGTACTGGACACCGCTTAAATTTAAGAAATTATAATCAATTAAAGCGGACAAACGAATTTTTGTGTTGCTTATTTTTTCAATTTTACATTTTGTTGAACCCGAAACCGGTTTCAAAATACCGTCGATATTATCCAAAACGGTCGAAATCATTTCAATTCCTTTTATTCCGCCTTGTTCAAAAATTTCAATTCTTATAACACCGTAATAATCCGAAATTGTTCCAACATTCCCCGAAACGTCTTGAAGGTCGAAATCCGCTTCAATCAAAGTATTTTCCGATTCAAGAATTGCATTTGTGCGAACACCGTCGGAATTTAGTCCGGTGTACAAATTGACCGCCTTTGTTTCGTCGTAGTGATTTATTGAACCGTCCCAAATCGTTGATTCGTCAAAAGTGCGAATGTAAAGATTTTGTGAATTCTTTGTGTTAACGGTCAAAGCGTTAGAAGTCATTTTTGTTTCAAGTGAAAAACGCAACTTCCAGTAATTGAACACGGAATCAAGACGCGACCAATTTTGATTTTTCCCGTCAAATTGCTTTGTTCCATCAATCAAATCGTTCGGAACGTTCGTGTTTTCTATCCAGTATTCCCAACGCGGACGAATTGCATAATAAAAATAAAACGCTTTTTTTGTTCCAATGTCTTCGGTTTGGTCCCGAACTATTTTCACAAAGTTTTTTTCAACACCTGGTTTCATTTGAAAACCGCGTGTTGTGTCAACGTTGAAAAGTTGAACGCCGTTTGAATCTAAATCAAAACCGGACGTGTCAATTTCGTAGTTTTCACAATCAAAGGTTGAACCGTTAACGGTGTTGAATCCTTCGACTTTGAAATTTATCGTTTGAATCGATTCGGTTTTTGACGCGTCCAAATAAAACAAAGTTTTTGTCAAAACTTCGTCTTCAATTGTTCCAAGATAATTCGAAACACCGACGTTTGTTGTCGCTTGTGCGTGGTTTAAAATTTCGATTGTTGCGTCACCCAAAACGAAGGAAGGCGCAACCTCGACCAATTGATTAAAGTCACAAAGTAAAGTTGTCCGATCCGAAACATTTGACGCAAGCGTTTCATTTGCAAGCGAAACATAAAAGATATAATTCCAATTCGACTTGTCAATTGAATTAAAAAAAGTAGTAAAGTCATTGTTCGGTTGAAATTGTCCGTTAATAAATACGGTTGAACCGTCATTTGAAACGGAATCAAAACGGATTCCCATTTGTGCGCCCGAAGTGTTGCCATAACCCGCGAACGTGAATTGTGCGGTTGACTGGTCAACAACTTGATTCAAATCGTTCAACATCAAATTTTCATAATTCTTTTTTGTGTTTTCTTGAATCAATTCTTTTTCGAACGGTACGGTCAAAAATCCGATTTTATATTTTGACGTTGCGGACGCGCCGGTTTGATTCAAAGTGATTTGAAAATTCGTCGGTTCGTCTTTTGAAACGCCGGCAACATTTACGCCGTCTGTGTTTGTGTACGAAACACCCACGTTTGAATAAATTGTTGCATTCCCGTTGAAATTTTCATCAAACCAACCAACATTTCCGGACAACGCCGTTGTTGTTGAATCGGTAAAAATTGAAATGTTCGGATTGTTTAGTTGTGGTAAAAATTGCAATTTGAAAACGTCCGTCAATGAATCGGAATCAAACAAAAAAGACGGCGCGACATTGTTTTGAAAGTCCGACAAATTATCAAATAAAGGAATTATTTGAAAATTAACCGAAATTTTAAACTTTTGAACCGGCCCCGTTTTTCCAAGTCCAACAATTGAAGAACTGAAGACGGAATGTCCCGAATTGAATCCAATTGGTGTCAATGGAATGATTGTCACCGTGTCCGTTGGATCAAGTCCAACCGCTTCAAATCGCGGTGTTGTTCCATCGACTAAGCTATTCAACGACGCGGAATTGATTTCCGAATTTGCTATCAAATTATAGTTAAAATTAACGCCTTGAACATTGTCCGTTGATTGAATATTCATCGACAAATTGACTGTTGTTCCATCGTTGAACGGATAATCACCCGAACCGGGAAAAGTTCCCGTGATTGAAGACAACCGCATTGTTGTCGGTGTTAATGTTGAAATAACACCCGAACCGCTAAACGGTGTTCCCGAACCAGTTCCGTACCAACTAACATTTGAACCAACAAAAAAACCGTCATCAAGAAAAGAACCCGTCGAACGTGTGATTTGATTCGAACCGTTTGAATTGAACGGGTTTGAATAAGTTGAATCGACATTGATTGAAATTTCAACGTCAATTTCAAGCGTTATTCGGTCGCCAACATTTCCCAATAACCAGGAAGTGACTTCCGGTCTGAATTCGTTTGTGTATTCTCTACGTGTTATTATTGCGCCCATGTTTCGCCGTTAATTCGTCAATTGATTGTTTTATTTTCACAAAATCGCCCGTTTTGCGCGCTTCTTCAATAACTTTGTTTGACTCCTTAACAAGTGATTGCAATTTGATTTTTTCTTCCGGTGTTGCCTTCGGAAGAATTTCGGACAACATCGAATCAAACATTTTTGGAACGTTGTCAACGTCCTTCGCGTATTGTTCCGCAAGTTTCAAAGATTGTTCGAAGATTTTATTCGCCCTCATTTATTACTAATTTAATGTTTTTAGTATAAACTTGTTTGATTTTATATTGAATATTTGCCAAACCCTTTTGAAAATCCCAATCAATTGAAATTATTTCGCCCGTTTGACCGCTTGTTGTCGTGAACTTGTTGTTGTTCAAAAGTTGATTCCAGTCCGACAAACAAAACGGAACTTTTTCCGATGTTCGCAAAATGTGTTGATTGTGGAAAACTTTTCCACCTTGTGTTATTTCCGCAAATGATTCTATAAAATGAAAATTGTCCCAAAGTAATTGCGCGGAAATTTGACTTGTTTCCATTTGTTCGTTCTCAATAAAAAGAAATTTATCAACCGTCGTTGTGTCAGCCGAAAGTGACATCATTCCGGCGCGATTTTGAATTGAAGGTCCAAGATTTGAATTTCCGCCCAAAGTATTGACAACCGTGTCGCATAATTTCGCAACCTTCAATAAGGTTTTTTCATAAGCCGTCAATTCGTTTTTTCTTGTTCCCCTTGCAAATGGCGGTCGAATTTGTCCCAAACCTTTACCCGAAATCATTGATTTGTTGTTGATTGTTATCGGTTCGTTAATAACCTGGTAATTCGTACCCGCAAAATTTTCCAAACTGTTTTGGTCTTGTATGTCGGTTTGAAACGAAATAAAATAATTCTTGACAAATTCGTTTGTGTTGTATTGTAATTCTGACAAACGCGCCGTTTGATTTGTTTCAACGTCCGGCAAAATATACGTTGACAAGTTATCCCAATAGTCCCGACGTTCAAAAATAAAAGTTCCGTTTTCAATCTTGTAGTCGGCATTAAACATTGACAACATTACGCGAATAAAATCGCCGAAATTATAGACCGAACTGTTTTGGTTCGGGTGTCCGAATTGGTCGGTTTCTCCAAATATTCCCCCACGTTTGGATTTTGACGGAAGAAAAACAGATTTTTTAAAAGTCGGATCGTTGAAAATTGTTGATTGAAAATTCAAACCAAGATAATTCAAACCAACTTCAAACATTCTTTTGATTGTCATTGCGCGGTAACGTCGAACAGGCGGAAAAAACTGGTTAATCAAATCCGTAATTGTTTGAACAAGTGCGACAATCACCGCCGTAGTATATGCAATTTGTGCAATCAATTTCAAAGACGCGGAAATAATTTCACCAATTGGGTTCACTTTTCCAAACGCTTCGGAAAAGTTCGCGATTGAATCCGCCGTGTCGCGAATCCCTTGAATCAATTCTTTTTGTAACAAAAACAAAGCGATTGACAATTGACCAACAACAAACGCTTCCGGCCTAAAATTCAAAACATACGGGACAACAACATAATCGGCGTTTTTGATATAGTTTTCCGACCGTAGAAACCCGAAGGAAAAACCGTCCGCGACATCATTCAACCAGTCCGAACCGCCCGACTTGACCAAGTTCGCGATAACTTTTTCCGATTCAACAAATTCCGCGTCTTCGCTTAAATTGATAAAACCGTCAAAAATGTTCGTATTGTCAATGTTTATTTTGTACGGCAAACCCTCAAAAATCCCAACACCGCCGTTCATACCGTCCGAAACGTGTTGAATCAATCGTTTCGCGTCTTCAAGAACAAATTCAATCGATGTTGTTGAAATTTCTTGTTCCGCGATTCCTTCACGTGTTCCCCAATTTGCGGACAAAGTGATTTCCGCCAAATTTGCCGGTGTTCTCGCCGGTTGTCCGTCAATTTCAAACGTTATATTTTGATTTGCCATTGTTTAAAATCGTTTTTTTGTGATTCGGTGTCGGTTAATGATTTTTTTGTTTGCGCTTTTTCTTGTATCAATAAAGTCCATCACACCCCGCGTCACCTTTTCAACGTCAACAACTTGTTCGGGTTTGTTTTCAATCGCTTGTCGCGTCGCCTTCATTTCGTTCAACAACCTGGAATCAACCCCGTTTTGTTGTTGTATCTGAATTGCGTTGACTTGTGGTTGCATAAAGTTTGAACCGATTGTTCCCGTGTCAATTGCCTTTGTCAACGCCATAAAATTGTCCTTCCCAAATTTCGCCATCGTTGAACCCTTCCAAATTCCTTCATTCCCCTCAACCAAAACGGGAATCCCGAAACCGCGTTTTCCGTGTGATTCACCGCGAACAACACCATTTTGAATTGAATTGCCATTTTTGGAACCGTTTGAATTCGCGTCCAAAACGTCTTTGATGTCCCCTTTTTCGCCCGTACCCGCACCGAACGACATCACCGCCGATTCAAGTCCTTGCAAGATTGAAAAGTCCCGCAAAACCTTTGCAATTGCGTTTTTCTCACCGCTTGCGGACGCACTTGAATACGCGTTGTAAAGTGTTCGAATTTTATCAAGTTGGATTTGTTTCTTTTGCGCTTTTATTTTCTTTTGCTCAAGTTCCGCAAGTTGTTGTTCCTCAAACGCAAGGTTATTTTCCAAACCTTGTTGTGCGCGTTCAATTTGACGGTCAACAATTCCGCTTTGTTTTTCTTCCAGGCGATCCAATTCATTGATTTGTTTGTCCAAATTCATTTGAAATGAATCAAACAACGCCTTCGCGGTCACGTCTTGAATTTCCTTGATTGCGTCGGCGGTTTTCTTTTCTTGTGCAATTCGAACGTCACTTTTCAATTTTGCAAGTTCAAGTTCCTTGTCGATTGCGTCGCGTCCCGCGTTTTTTTCAAGTTCGATTTCTTTTGTTAGTTGTTCGATTTTCAACTTTGTTAATTCTTCGTTGATTTCCTTTTGTGTTGTTTCTTCATTCAACAATTTTAATTCCAAAACTTTTTGATTCCTTGCGTTTTCACGTTCCAACGCATTGATTTCAATTGTTTCCCGGTCTTCAACGCCTTTTTGTTTTATTTCTGTTTTTTGCTTTTCCAACAATTTGAATTCTTCTTCGTCAATGTTGTAAACTTTTTGACGTTCTTCGATTTCAAACAACGCCCGCTTTTCTTCCAGTCTTTGAAGTTCCAACGCTTGTTTTGTTTCGTCTTGTATATTTTGCGCGATTAAGTCTTCCAATTGTTCTTGGATTTCCTTTTTCAATTCCAAACGGTCGCGGTCCAAATCAATCAAAGTTTGATTCAATTCAGATTCTTGCGTCCGCGCTTCGCGAACAACTTCCAACAAACGTCCTTCAAGAATTTCTGACAATCCAATTGCGCGAATTTTGTCATTCAATTGTTTTGAATCGCTTGTTGCGATAAGATCCGCAATGTCAATTTTTTGTTTCGCAACTTTTTGAATTTCCGCAACTTCTTGTTTTAAAATGTCTTTTTGAAGTGCGATTGTTTCTTGCAATAATTTACGACGTTCATCAAATCGCCTTTTTTCGTCGGCAATCACCCGTTCGTTAATTGTTTTCTGATTGTCAAAACCATCGATTAAAATGTCAAGATTCTTTTCAATTAAGTCCTGGTTTAGTTGATTTGCCGTTCGCCTTAGTGCTAACGCTTTGATTTCAGCTTCCTTTTGTGCGTCAATCAATGCAATTTGTTTTTCGGAAACAATTCGCGATTGCTCAAGTGTTGATTCGTTGTTTTTTTCCAACGATTTCAACAAAAGTTGTTCCGCTTCAAGTTCACGTTCCGCAATTTGCAACCTTAATTCGGACGCTTTTTTTTGCGCTTCAATTGATTTCAAAACCGCAATGTTTCGTTCTTCAAACGTTTTTGTTGCGTCCGCTTCGATTTCTTCTTGTTTTTCGCTTTCGGCGTTCAATTTTGCAATTTCAACATTCAATCCGATTAAATCCTTTTGAAGTTGTCGAATTAGTTTGTTGTATTCTTGACCGACTTTAAACGCGTTTTTTATTGCCGGAACAATACCGTCAAACGCTTTTCCAAAACTTGCAATTGCTTGTTTTCCTTGTTTGCCGGCTTCTTTTATGAATTTTCTTGCGTCCGAAAAACTTCCCGAAATCAAACTTCCAATCGCCTTCCAAAAATTGATTGACGTTTGATATAAATCAATGATTCCTTTTCCAATCAATCCAAGACGGCCGGCCAAAACTTTAAAAACTTGACCAAGTCCCGCAAGTCCACCGGATAACGCGTCAACACCGGCCGTTGATTCTTTGAAAAACGCAATCAATCCGCCAAGCGCAACAATAATCAACCCAATTCCCGAACGTGTCAACGCAACCTTTAATTTTCTAAAACTTTTCGAAGTGAAATTCACCGCACCCGCCAAAACACGTTGAACAAATGTCGCCTTTTTTGTTGCCTTTGTGTTCACCTCTTGCGCAACCGTATTGTCAACAACGTCGGCGGTGTTCTTCATAAACGTTTTTGACAACAAACCGATAATCACTTGAAGTTGTGAAATGATAGTTCCAAACGCGCCGGATTGTTCGGACGCGAATCCCATCGACGCACCAAACAAATCGGTTTCGGCCAATGCTTCTTTGACTTGCTCTTTGTAGTTACCGACCGAACGTTGTGTTTGCCCGACCGACTTGTCAACCGCCTTTAATTTGTCATCAAGTTCGGTCACTTCAGTCAATAGCTTTTTAGCTTCGGCCGTGTTTTCTTTGCCCGCAACCGCCAAATTTTTATACTGTTTACGAAGTTCATTCAGTCTTTTTGATTGCTTGTCGTATTCACCCGTCAAACCTTTGTTTGCTTTGGCTTGATCCTTTACAACTTTACGTTGTTGTTGAATTTCAATTTTCAATTCTTCATTTGCGACGGCCTGGTCATCGGTTAATTCGATTAATTTTTTGCGCAACTTTTCTTCTTCCTTCGCTAGCTTGACGGCCTTTTTCTTTTGTTCCGCAAGTTTGCCGTCCGTGTCTTGCAATTCCTTATTTGCTTTGATAAGTTTTTCAAGTTGTTTTTCCAACTTTTCAAGTTCCGCGTCTTGTTCTTCGGTTGCGTCCGTGAAGTCTTCGGCGGATTTTTTTGTTTTCTCAATTTCCGCGCGGAATTTCTTTTGTGCGCTCAAAAAACGCTTTTCAAGCGTGTCAATTGCTTTGATAAGGCGTTCAATTGCGCCGTCATCAATTACTAAATCGGAATATTTTATTGGATTACCTTCGGCCATGTTCTTTGATTTGTTTATTGTTTAAATCAATTAAAATATAAACTTCTTTGACCGTCATTTGTTTAATGTTGCGACCGTTTGCGTTCGCGCTTAACGTGTGACAAAGTTCTTCAAATGCTTTGTCAAACTCGATTTCGTAACTTCCCGAACCGGTGAAGGTTTTTGGTTTGGCCAAACTTAACAAATAACGCTCAATTTTTTCCGCGACTTCGTTTTCACTACCCGTCAACAAATTGTCGCATAGTGCTAATATACGTTTTTTTCTATTTACGAATATGTTTTTGCGGTCAAGGTTGTTGAACTTTGCCGGGAAGAACAAATTTAGTTCCGTTTCTAGTTTTTTTTTATCGATTCGCTTGTTTGTTTGACTTGTCCGATTTCAAGTCCCCAATTTGACAATTTATCCAAAACAACTTTCAAATTTTCAACCGAATAGTCTTCAATCTTTTCGCCGTCAATTTTGCGAATCAAACACGCAAACGCAAGACCGCGAACATTGTTTTCCGTCATCACGTTGTGATACGTGTTCCGCAAGTTGTAAAGTTCGCCGGTTGCTTCCTTTGTCATTTCTTTTCCTAAGAACTGGAATATTTTAGAAATCTTTTGGTCAAATGCAATCACGTCGGAACCAAGTTCCGCGTCCAACATTACAAACTTATTGAATGAATTAAATCTTGCAAACGGCAAAGAATCAATCGAATCGTAAAATTCGACCGTGTGTTTTCCTAATTTAAGCATTTGTTTACGGTTGTTGCTACAAATAAAGGTATTAATAAAAACCGAAAATCAAAACAACCAATAAATTCGGGAACGACACAAATAAACGCGATATGATGCGCAAAACAAAAATCGCATTCGACCGCCGTTTGAATGATCCGATTCGGTGCGCGTCCGCTCATTTGTTCACGGATTCCCCACTTTTCACAAAGGTTAATGATTGACCAGGTCAACAAACCATAAAAAAAGACGTTTTCTAAATAGAACAAGTTTCGGCGATTGTTGCGGTTAAATTAAATTTGAAACTTGCGTACGGATACGAAAAGAAATCTTTTTGGTCCAACTGGTTAAACGAATACTTTGCAAAAATTTCGTCGATGTTTTCTTCAATCGAATCAATCGTCAAAAAAACACCCGTTGGAATTGAGTTTGTCAACTTGTTGCGAACGTCCCTTTTTAATTCTTCAGTAAAATAATAATTCGCCCCCTTCGTTGAATTTATCTTTTCCAGGTTTACCCAAAAAATTGCGCCAAGTTCAACATCATAATAATTCGTGACGTTTCGTTCAAAATCACCGTTTATTGTTTGCGTTCCAACCTCAAAAAAAGACATCGCTTGTAAATTATCGTTAAACTCAACCGAATAATAATTTCCGTTTGACTGGTAAACCATCGGTTCAACAAATTCAATCCCGTTCCGGTTTGTTTTCTTAATGTAGGACCGACCGAACGAATGTGTCAACCAACTAATTGAACCAAACAACGTTTGAAGTTTTCCGATTAATGCGTCAACAAAGACCGGAATCGGCGGAATTGGAACCGTTGGGTTTGCGTATGAACTCATAATTTTATCTTTTTTCTAATTTCTTTTAATAGTTCCGGACGGACAACCATTTGATTGAATTCC